CCCTGTGAGTAAATACGAAAGGAATAACCCCATATCCATGCTCATATTCTTCTAATATATTCCCATCCTCGTCATATAGAGCATAAATACTGCTATCCCAGTACGCATACTTTAACTTTTCTGTATTAAAGACATCATTTACATTGTTTAGTATCGGATATGTGATTGCCGTTGGCACAAATGGATTATCTTCCATGTGAACGTCAAAATAATATACTGGACGGTAATCAAAGCAAGGATATTCCAAATCATCACGATAAACAACTTGTGTGGCTACAGTCCCAACAAGCCTAGTCATCTTTTCGATATGTTTCATTCTTGCATCTTTTTTAATAGTTAATTTGTCATAAGATTCTCCAATATTCCTCTTTGCGCCGACATTATATATTCGAGACATCTTATTTATAAATCTTTTGGTGAAATTCGCACTATACACAGGGATTTCCCTAAAAGCATCGGCATCAAAGTATCCTTGTATGTATTTTTGAGTCTCAGTTCCAGCATAGTAATCTATAAGCTTATAAATTTCTCTGCGCCGAGCTTGTGCGTGTTCTAACTTTAAATCCTTTATGGATTCTGCTATAATCTCTTCTACTGTAGTCATTATCTGCCTCTCATTATTAATTGATTGCGTTTAATTGGAAATTGATTGATGAAAAAATATCTCATCATATCGCAGCCATGGTCATGTCTTCCGTCTTTTAGTGGCTCTGGTTTAAGATGTTTGTTCTCAACAGCTTCAGGATAACGGTAATTCTCAAGGTCTTCAGCCAAACCCACGCATTTACTATCCAAGTGAAGGTAGCGATTGCCGTTGGCGTTTTCAATATATCCTCTAACATGACTAATCCCTGAAGCAATATTTCTTGATACTTTATCTCTTATAGACCTTACGTGTATTCCTTCTCTTCTAAATATTTCTATATCTCCCAGTCCAGACTGCCCTTGTGCCTGCATCCCAGCAGGGTCACCGTAATATTCTCTAACCCCATAAGGCTTCGCTTTTATCATCTTTATAAGTTCATCTGTTTTTATATTTTTCTCATGTATAATCTCGTCAATAACATTTATGTGCCACTCTCCATCTATTCTATGTATTTGAAACCAACCAACTGCTGGCATCCTATATCCAAAGTCAATAGAGCAGTAAGTTGGATAATTACGATTATATGGATAATCCCCAACATCTTTATTCCTATCGAACGGGTAAACCTTACCCTCAAATGATGTAAATGCAGACCCAAACTCTTGGTCAAACATTTCTTTAGACATATTTCGTTTACGCTCAACTAAGAACGCATCACTTTCACCATCTGGGAACGCATATTGATTCTCCCAAGACGGTGCTTGGTGCGATTCCCACAATTTATCTGACTTACCAAGTAAAAACATATCATAAAGCCAGTTAAAACCTTCAGGCGTTGATATAAAGATACATTTACTATCTTTTTTGTCTGCAAGTGTCGGAGATAAGTACATCTCCCATATCTTACGCTTTACCTTAGCAGCCTCATCTATTACAAGCAAATCAAGACCAGCCCCAACTAAAGAATCAGGATTGTCCGCAGACTTACCCTCAATAACACTACCCCATTTAAATCTGATGTAGCGTTCCTTTTCTGAAGCCTTCTCGATGTCATTAGATTTACCAATAACCATACGTTTCCACACTTCTCTGAACATAATATCAGCTTTGTCGTAAGATAGCCCTACTAGCCATACTCTTTTATTAGGCTGGGATGCGTAGTACGTTGCTTCCATAGCGGCTGCGGTAGATTTTCCAAACCTACGCCCGCATATCATGACAAAAAACCTTGCCTCTTCCTTCGATGGAAAGTGCAATTTGGATTGACCCTTATGAGGCTTGTACCCCATGAAGTCAAACCATTTTTCCTTAAAATTTACTAGATTATTATTAAATGTTTGCATTTATAACCTAAGGTAATATAAGTTACGCTATAGGAAACATACAAGATATTGTGTGTTTGTTTAAAAAAAAATACTATATATGGAGGACATAACCATGTCTGATAACACCGAAACCAACGCCACAGTCAGTGAGGAAGTTTCAACAGGGACTGAGGTAGATTCGCCTGATACTGAAAGTCCACTTGCTTATGAGAATAAGAAGTACAGACAAAGGGCGCAGGAAGCTGAAAAACGACTAACTGAACTTGAAAAGAAACTTGCTAGTGCAGAAGAAGCAAAGCTGAAAGAAAAAGAAGATTTTAAAGCCTTATATGAAAAGGTGTCTTCTGAGAACGAAGCGTTAGATGCTACAGCACAGAAGTGGAACAAGTATGAGGAAAATCGCAGAAACACTCTTTTGGAGGCAGCCCCTGAAGAGGAGAGAGAAAGATTGGCAGGCTTAGACCTTGACACTCTCGAATACGTAACAGATAAAATTAATAACAATCAAAAGATAAATGCTCCAGAGGTTGCTGGTAGAGGAAGAAAAGTTGAGAAGCCAAAAAATGTAGACTGGTCAAACAAAGAAAGTTTGAAAGAAAACTGGTCTAATATTATCGCTTCTTATAAAAAAAACTAATACCAGTAATACCTATAGCATTTTAGGAGAAAATAAATGCCAACAACTATAGGTTCAGCTAATCCTGTAGCCTCCCAAGCCTCAGATACTGAATTAGCAGTATTTATACCTGAGATATGGGCGCAAGCAGTAAGAGCTTCATTTAAAAAAAATCTAGTAATGACAAATGTAGGAACTGACTATTCAAGCTTAGTAACAGCAGGTGGAGACACAGTAAATATTCCATCAGTAGCAGATGTTGCAGATGCAGCGACTAAAGCTCCTCACGTTCCAGTTAATTATACAAATGCTACAGAAGATAGTCTAGCACTAGCTTTAACATCGCATAAATATGCTTCTGCAATGGTAGAAGATATGGGTGTTGTTCAGGCTAACTCAGACTTGCTTTCTATGTACGCAGATTCAATAGGCTACAAACTAGCTCTAGGATTTGAAGTAGAAGTAGAGGCAGCTCTAGCATTAACAACAGAGTGTATCAACATAGCAGGCAACACAGTTGCTAAGACTATTGATGCTTTAACTCTTGCACATATAAGTAAAGTGGTTATGGAAAATGATTGTCCTCTTAACGAGTGTACAATGATTTTAAACCCAACTCTATATGCTTCACTATTTAGGATAGATGACTTTATCCACATTTCTAAGACTGCTATGGCAGATGTTCCAAACGGTCTAGTAGGTTCAGTTATGGGAATGGATGTAGTTCTATCTAATAATATTACATCTACAAATGCTAATTCAGCAGTAGATTCTGATGATGGTGCTTTAACCAATGATAATGTTCTTGGTGGATTTGTGGTACACAATTCTGCCTTGGCATACGGTTTCAGTAAAGCTCCTTCTGTTAGTTCAGAATATGACATTGATTATATTGCACACAAGTTGGTGGGTGATTATATCGGTGGAGCTAAGTTAGTTCAAGATGCTTCTCAGACTAAGTGTTGGGGAATTGTTGAAGAAGGAACTACTTCTTGGTAGAGTAGGACTTCTTATAATTATGAGGGGGATTAATTTCCCCCTCATTAAACTTTGGAGAATTTATGAAAGATATAAAAGTGATATTTAAAGGTGGAAACGCTCCATCAGGCAAAAGGTCTGGAGCGACCTATATGATGGGAAAAGCTAGAGTAGACATGCTAAAGAAGACAGGTAAGTTTGACATGGAAATAGATATGCCAAAAGCAAAAGAAATTAAAAAACCTTCAAAGAAAAAAGCTAACAAGGAGAAGGAATGAACACAAGGTCAGAAATTAATCTAATAGATGTTACTCTAACAACAGTAGCAGCAGCAATAGCAGATAACGAAGTTATTTCACAGGCTATAGAAATTCCTTATGCAGTAGCGGAAAAGGGTGGGTCTTCTTTAATACAATCTATAGTTTTAAATTCAGATGATACTGAAACCCCAGCAATAGATTTAGTTTTTACTCAAGTTAATACAGCTATAGCAGATGCTGCTAGTGAGGCAGTCGGAAATAGCGTGGGTGACTTGGATTCTGCTGGCGCTAGTGTTTTAGGTCATGTATCTTTAACGAACTATACAAATATGGTAGATTTTGTTACAGCCACAAAAATGAACGTTGGTTTAGTTGTATCTTCAGCTATAACAACCACAAGTATATTCGTGCACGCAATTAATCGTAGTGGTGGAAATTTTACACCTACTGCTACAGATGACTTACATCTAAGGATAGGATTAATAAGAAGCTAATGCCATTACTAACAACATTAAGGTCAGGTGGAGATAAGTTTAGAGATGAATACTCTTTAGCTTTTGATGGTGGGGATGCTGAAATAGTAATAGGCGAAACAAATGATTTATCGCCATCCTCTATTACTGTTTCTGCTTGGGTGAAATTTAATGGCTCTGCTCCTGCGGAAGGCTATCCTCGAATAATAGATGCAGATGGGGACTCAAAATCATTCCACCTCAGATATGGTAAACTTAATAGTAAGTTTAGTTTCCGAGTGTCTGATGATGGTACGAATCATCAATTATGTAATACTGTTAACACATATACAGATTATAGCAAGTGGTATCATGTAGTAGGAACTTATAATCATACTACTGGAAATGTTAAAATGTATATAGATGGAGTTAATGATGGGGAAGATGATTTAACAGGTGCAGGTGCTTTAAATAATCCATCAGGAGATATAATTATTGGGGCAGAAGCAGGGGGTAATGATAATTGGTGGAGAGGAAATATCTCTGAAATAGCAGTTTACGATACAGACTTATCAGCATCACAAATTAAAACACTATACAATGGTAGAGAACCTTACAATCACAAAGAAGGTATTGCAACAAGCAATTTAATATCATGGTGGAGAATGGGTGATGGTATTTATGACCAAAAGGGCACAGAGGATGCTGATGGTGGAATAATTTGCGACATGAATGATGTTTCATTAGGCTCTGATGTATTTGGTGGTAAAGGCGATTTCTCAGATGCAAGTTACTGGATACTTGATGGTGGTTCTGCTGATACAACTATTGAGGGTGGTCTTTTGAAATGGGCTGATGATGGAGGAACTTATGCTGAATGTAAAAAACTTAGTGTCTTAACGGTAGGCAAGATGTATAGAATTGATGTTACAGTTGATAGAAATGATGGAGCAAGAATGATTCTCAATGAGGGTGACCCATATATAAGAGCAAGTGAAACACTTGGTGCGACAGGAACTTTTACTACCTACTGGAGAGCATCAAATACAGCGTTTAGATTATATAGGAATGACCCGACTTCAGATAATGTTTATGACAAGGTTGTTCATGTAAGTAATCTCGTTGTAAGGGAAGTTACAGGTGGACATCATGGGCAGATGGTAAGTCAGCATCCAGACGATTTTACAGGAGATACTCCATAATGAATTATTCTAATAGAAAATGGGTTATAGTGAATGTGTCTGATATTACGGATGAAATGATTTTAAGTTCAATTCAATATTCCAAAAATACTTTAAGGAAATCATTGGATGGTACTAAAGCTATATTGAAATGGAATGGAGATACTCCAAGCTGTTTTGATGGGATGACTACATACAACTATAGTGAGATATTGACTGAATTAAGTTCTAGTGAATGGAGTAGTGACGAATGAAAGATTTAAATAACTTAAAACATCAAATAGCAGAGCACGAAGGTTACGAGCCTAAAGTTTATAAATGCACCAATGGATATGATACTATTGGTTATGGCTTTGCAATAAAAGATTTATATATGGACAAGGAAGTCGCAGACTTAATTCTAGACCAAAAGATAAATAAGATATTAAAAAGAATTAGCGCAGATGAAGATTGGGGGGATTGGTTTTTAGAAAAACCCCAAGCTATACAAGAAGTCCTTATCAATATGATTTACCAGATAGGATTTTCTGGTGTGAAAAAATTTAGAAAAACAATACAATATATAAAAGATGACAACTTTTTAATGGCTAGCGAGGAGATGCTTGATAGTAAATGGGCAAAGTCAGACAGCCCCAATAGGGCTAAAGAGTTAAGCGAAATAGTTAAGTCGCAATAACCAGCCAAGGAGGTCTATGATAGACCAAAAAAAGTTAGTTTGTCCTAATTGCTACAGAATAGGGCTTTCAAGACAAGGCTTTAACGAGAGAGGCGTCCAGAGATACGGATGTAACGCTTGTAAGCAAAAGACAATATACCCTATATCTGATGCAGACCACGATGTAATACGAGAAAACGTAAGACTCGCCAAGCAAAAGCAGAAGGCTCAGGACAACAATAGAATCTACAATAAAGCATTTCGTGAGCACGCTCGCATAGAAAATGCTATAGAAGAGTACAATAAAGAATTAATAAAGCTTTTTGACAAAAATAGATTAAGTATAACTACGCAGAAGTTTAAGGCATCTAATAAGGCTGTAGGAGTAATTCAATTTTCAGATGTCCACTTCAATGAGTTGGTTGAATTAGAAAACAACAGATATGATTTTAGAGTTGCATCAGCTAGAACTAGATATTTCGTAAATAAAGCAAAAGAGTATTTTAGGATTTCTGGAGTAACGAATGTAGTAATGGCGCTGACTGGTGATTTAATGAATAGCGACAGAAGATTAGATGAACTCTTAAATCAAGCTACAAATAGAGCTAAGGCAACATTTCTTGGGGTGGACATACTTCAACAGGCTATAATTGATATAAGTAAAGACTTTAATGTGACGGTGGCATCAGTTGTAGGTAATGAAGGAAGAGCGAACAAGGAAATGGGTTGGAGTGACGTAGTTGCAACAGATAACTATGATTATACAATTTTTCAATGTTTACGCTATTTATTTCGCCACGAAAGTGTTAAATTCTTACATGGAGATCCGTCAGAATTAGTGATAAATGTTGCTAGTCAAAACTTATTACTGTTGCATGGTCATGGTTCTCTCAGAGGCAAGTTAGATACTTCGATTAACCAGATAGTAGGCAGATACTCTCTTAAAGGCATTAAAATAGACTACGTAATCTTCGGACACGTACATAGTGCCAGAGTAGGAGATAACTTCGGAAGGTCTAGCAGTATGGTAGGGGCAAACGATTATAGCGAGAAAGCCCTTAATTTAAATGGTAGAGCAAGCCAAAATTGCTACATATTTTACAGTAATGGAAACAGAGATGGAATAAAAGTAGACTTACAGCACGTTAAAGATGAAGGCTACGATATAGATAAATCATTAGAGGCTTATAATGCAAAATCAACAGAAAAAAGAAAGAAAAAGACAACGATTTTCGAAGTTGTCGTATAAGTGGTGCAGCGATAGAACGCCACTACCAAAATTTTATAGATAATGGATATTATAGCAATATTAGAGCAGTTTGGAGTCCCAGTCGGAATGTGTATAGCATTTGGCTACTTTATATTCAAGCAGAATAAGTGGATTCAAGATGATTTGAAAAGAGATTTGGACGATGCAAACGAAAGATTTGAAAAGATAGTTATAGGACTGATTAATTCTCAGAAACAAATGCAGCTTGATATAAAAGACTCGAAAGCAAGCTATAGAGCGATAGTTGAAATTTTAGCAGCTATGAGCGGAAATGGTTTAAAGGAAAAGTTTTTAAGCAAACAAAGAGATAATTATTAAAAGGAGATTATATGTTTGATTCAGTATTAGGATTATTAGGTAATAACTCAGGATTATTAGTTGGTGGAGGTTCATCAGCTTTAGTATTATACGTTTTAAAGAAAATTCCAAATGAGCATATTTGTTCAGTGGTAGAAACAGCGTTTGAAAGCATGGGTAAAGTCATGACACTTGGTCTAGGTAAATGGAGTGTAACTAAAAAAGTATGGAACTCTACAATAGAGCCATGGTTTGTTGATTTGATTGACAACGTATTCGGTTCTATAACTAGAGGCTTCATCAAGGGGCTGAGAAGTGATAATAAAGTGGCTCGTAAATAAAATAATACCATATTTACAATTAAGTGAGGGGATGTTGAATATATATAGACGACTAGACCAGATTGAGAGAGATTCACATTCCCCTCTCTTTGAGAAAGAGCAGCTACACAAAATACACAAACGCCTAGAAGATTTAGAGATGAAATCATTTGTGGAGCAATTTCCAAAAATGAAAAACTATGAAGGTACAGATTGATGTCAAAAGTGCTGCAACTAGAAAACGAACTATCTGGCGATAAAAAGCCTATTAAGGTAGATAACAAGTCTACAGGGCTACTGGTATCAGATAGCAATGTTTTTGTTGAAAATCAGCCAACAGAGGACAATCACGTAGCAACCAAGAAGTATGTTGATGCTATACACGCAGGAACTATACTAGGCTATACAAGAATTCAAAACAATAATACTGGGAACAGTCATGCTTTAATTACAATGGATGCTACTCTAACTGTATTACAAACAGTATCAGGGACTGATGTGTCGGTGACTTTTACTGCACCACCATCAGGAAATGTAGAGATT